GCGGAGGTGGCGCGGGTGGCGTAGGTGGCGGCGTAGGTGGCGGCGTCGGTGGCGGCCTCGGTATCGGAGGGGGCTGCGGTCCAGTTGGAAACCCGCGCCCGCCAAATCGCGGCGGATGCGTCATGTGCGATGGCCATCACCAATGGCGACGGCACGATAACCACACGCGGTTTCTTTAGCCCGGCAACCGCATATAGTGCGTGAATGGCCGGAATGATCTTGTCCGGCTCAATCGGGTCGGTGCGGAATGCTATGTCGATCCATTTTTTGACGATCTTCTGCATCGCCTCGCGCTCGGCAGCCGTGATTCCGCCCTCCGCGCGGTCAGGGCGACGAACGATCTTGGTCATTTCTTCCTCCACATCGCCGAGGCAAATGCCTTGCGGGCCGCGTCGAATTCACGTTGAAGAAGCTCCTCGCGGGCGTAGTGGAGACATGCACACCATTCGAAGACGCAAATCTCCTGAACGTTATCCCAATCGGGGCAGCCGGTTTCGACGGCAATCTCCTTGCGCAGCAGGCGTTCACCCTTCATCGTCTTGCCCCTTCGTCCTTTGCTGAGGCAATATTTTAACCGCCGCCAGAATGGTTTGACGAGAAATGAACATGACCGGGATATCCTCGCCTTCCGGACGGAACCAAACGCCATCGTGCTCGCTATCGTAGGCCAAGCTCCCATCCTCGTATTCGATAAACCCCTTCATCGCGCCCCCCAGAACGCGGTGACCAGCAGCACGAAGCCCAGCAGACCGCAGGCAGTCACAAGGGCGCGCAGTATCGTCGGCCAGTCGATTGACGACGGTCGCTCGTTCTCGGCGCGGCGCAGCATCAGGCCAACGCCGGTTGTTTGATGGTCAATGCGGCGGTTCATTGGCTTTCTCCTTCTGTCGCCCTGATCGCGGTGCGAGCCATATAGCGGTAATCCGACTGACATTTATGTTCGTTCACGGATATAGGAAACTCGTTGAAAGGGTCGTCGGGTGCCGCGGCCAATGCTCTTGACACCTTTTCCACCAACTCCTCATCGTTGGAAGGGTCGTCGGGTGTGGCGTCGAGCATGTTTTTATACCCCGCAGCAACACATTGATGTACTGTGTGGTCGCAATTTGCACAGCCACAACGGATGTTAAAGCCCTCGCCAGCCTCGCACATTTTATCGGTTGGCTTGACCGGCACCAGTTTCCATTTCATAGCCCTTCCCCCTCGGTCCATGTTATTTTAACACATGCTATACGGTCGCTCATTGCGGCTGCGCCAGCCGCTTCGCGGCTACGATATCCAAACCAGTCGGGGTACATGTTCACCTAACGTTCGTGCGTTTGCGGCACGTTTACGAGATCATATACAATTCCTCTGTCGTTCCGATCACTCCAGCGACGGCCATCAGAAAGCCAACGCATAGGTATCCATCCTCCATCTCCGCGACGAGCCCCCAAAATATAATCAGGGTATACCTCGTAAACCTTGGCTTCCCGCCCGTCTCGTGTTTGAACAGGCTTCGTTGGATCGAGTTTTTTGTCGGTCATTTCAATTCTCCTTCTCCTCATGCTTCTCTGGCACGTCCACGAGGGTGAATTTTTCGCTGGGCCGTGCATCCCGTCCATACCACGTTTCACGTTGTTGCACGGCAACATCGAATGCAGCCAAGCACGCCGTAAGATACTGTGCCAATATCCAGTCCGGCGTATTGCTGGCGTTCTCAGCGCTTGCGCGGTTGATTGCGATCTTGATCTCTTCCCACAAATCACTCATTTGCTCCATCCTTTCCTATAGGCTTGCGGCAGTCGGGTAGGTACTTCGGCGTCCGACTCGATGATGCTGTTCAATACCTCCTGATCGTCCAACACCGCGCGTACGTGGGGGTCGATCTCCGGGGTCCGGCGACGGCGCTTCCGCCACCTTGCAGCGTGGACGGCGAGCCACCAGCGGATGCGGGTGATCATCGCAGCGCGCCCCACATAAGGATGGACAACCCGCAGATGATCTTGCGGGCGCCCTCGTACTCTTTTCGCCAATGGGAGACTTCTGTTTGCAGCGTTTCGATGGCATTTTTGATCGGCTCCGCACCATGCCAATTGCCGGGCTCACCAGTCGCCGCCGTCACGATTTGGTAACAGCCGTTGACGATAGCGGTTTGCGTTCGGGCCTCCTGCGCGTGTCCCTGCGCCTCTAATTTCAGGCGGTCGTATAGGTCGGTAAGCCGCTCAACTTCTGTTTGCAGCGCCTTGATGGCACCGGCGGCTTCGGGGCCTTCGGGATTGCGATACCAACTGGCGTTCAGCCGCTCAATGAGTTCGCTGTAATCAATCATTTCCAATCTCCCTATTTTCCTCCATTGCTCGAAAGTACGCCTCTTCCGCTTCGCGTTCCTCGCGTTGACGTTGCCGAAGCTCTTCTTGCCGACGCTGCTCACGGCTCACACATTCTTCAGCGGACAGCCCATCCCATCGGGCACACTCGATGTTGTCGTAACTGATTTTGTCCGGGTTCATCCCCCGTCTCCATGCTTCGTAAAAGACATCGCCCACATAATCATCGGGTTTATTCATCATGCGCTCTCCATGAAGTCCGCCACCCGCGCCGCTTGCGCGAATGCGCTGTCCCAAGTGTCCCCGCAGGCGAAGCGCCACGAGAACACCGCGAAGAACCAATCCGACCAGAGCATCACGGATACCCCTCCGTGAATTCGGGCTCGTACTGCGGCGGGTCGTAATACTCGTTGATCTCCCTGGCCCGCGCGTCGATCTCCCACGCGACCTCGACCAGCAAATCCTCGACCTTCGCGCCATCGACCTCCATGATATCAGAGCGGTCTTGGAGTTCCCGCTGCATCCGCATCAGGTCGGCGCACATTTCCAAGAGCGCGGTTTTGTCTGAAATCGTCTGATCGACCGTTTCACGTGAAACGTGATAGTGGAGATTGTGCGTCATCGTCCTACTCCAAACAAGTTACTTCTGATGCGAATACGGTTCCCTTTGGCGGACAATTTGGTCCCAAGCCACAATTGGTAAACTGTTCGCCGGAAGAACGAAGTGTAACCTTGAATGCCTTTTCATGAGACTTCTTATATCTACACATTACTATTCTAGACTCTGTAAAGCCCCTTGCCCACGACACAGCATCAAGTTTTGTCTCGAAAACTGCAAAGGGGCCATCTCCTTCACGAGGAACGACCGTTTCGTTTTTGTGGTAACGATAACCTAGCTTGCATAGAAGGTACCGCTCGATAAACCACGGCCCCCGTGTCGCCGAGATTACCTTGTAGCCGAGCCCTACTTCTTTGGCCTCTTTCAGGTCATCGACGTGCCATTCGGCGGCAATTTTCCACGCCTCGCGCTTGATGTATTTGAGCGCCGACACGGACCACCGTTTCGTGATCGCGCGATTGACTGCCCGCCAATCAAACTCCGCCGCGCCGGGTGTGCATAAGGCGCGGGCATAGGCATAGACTACATCGTCGCGGGTGTTTCTAGAGATGCGCACGCAAAGGAAGATGTCGGCGGCGCACAACTCGATATCGGTGTTGAAGGACATCATTTTTTCTCCATGAAATCCGCCCACTCCGGCGTCGTGAGGATAATTCCTTGCTCGGCGTAGTGGCGCTGCATGTCGTCCAGATACCGCGTCAATTGCTTCGTCGTCATGTGCCGCGTCACCGCCAGATCGAAGGGCTCAACCATCAGAGCCAGTTTTTCCTCGTAAGACAGCGGCTTTACCAGCCTATCGTAAGCCTCGCGGAAAGCGTCGTCCTCGCGCCGGATTGGCACGCCGATGGTGAGCTTGCAATAGGCCCGGACCTCTGAAGGCGTCACGTCGCCAAGCTGCTCGGCGGCTTCCTTGTACCACGCGAACGCAAGACGATTTTGCGCCGCGCTCCGGTGCTTTCCCATCGTCACCGACAGCGTGAACGGGAGCTTGAGGCCCGCCACATACTTGACGGCCATCTCCTGTTGATACTCTGTCTCGACGATCCGGGTGCTCATGCAAGCGGCTCCATATTAAATTCCAAGGCATCCAGCCCAGGAACAAACGCTATCGGGCATCGCCCCTCAATTGCATGAAGGCCATATGATGTGACTCCAATGGGTTCGCCTCGGTTATCAATCACAAGCATTAAAGCAGCGTTCTTCTCGGTGATTGCGATCAATACCATCGAATGTCCGGCCCGGCGCCCATACCCGCCGGACAAGGCATATACATTCCCGACGGTGGGCTGAGAAAAACTTGGAAACTCAGTCACGTTGATCTTCATGGATTACCTCCCCATCTCCGCATCTCCGCAACGGCCGCCCCGTAGTTCCCGCCCGCTGCGTATAGCCGCTTGGCGAGGTCCGGGCCGTCAACTCCCCGCTCCGATAGAAACCGCGTCTCGTTGCCGTCCGCGTGGATTGCGGCATGGTGAATCGAGCATACCGGAATCGTGTGCTTGTCGGCTGCCTTCATCCCCATGCCGCGCACCACTCCTCTCAGCAGATGATGAACTTGCGTGTCGCCGTGGCGGAAACAAAGGCAGCACGGCAACGACGCGACGAAAGCCAGGTGTTTTTTGTCTCTTTTCCGGGGCATGTCTAGATTCTCAGTCGTTGCGTAGCGATGCGTGGCGTGGCGTAGCGACGCGGGGCGCCGTTTAAAAAGGTATCTCGTCATCGGCCGGCCTTTCCGTCTCGGTCCCGCGCGGGTCCGACATCTTGAGCGACAGGAACTTCGTCCGCGCCTGCTTCGTCCAGGCGGCGAGGTTCAGCTTTTCCCCGGCCTTGATATCGCGGTGGGCGATCACGAATCCGGTCATCGTCGGCGACGTGTCCTTATTGCGGTTTTCGTTGGGGAACAGCACGCCGTCCCCGGGGCGGTTTTCGTATGCCATGATTCACCTACATCAAAGGGTTGGTTTCATCTCACCACGGCCGCCGTATCCTCGAAGATGCGGACGCCACGCAGTTCCCGACCCCCGGCCTTAATGAACGACCGCACGGCCTGTTCCAGCGCAGGGTGTGAAATATGTTCGCGGAGGGATTCGAGGTCGAGTGTGGCGCGGCTGAGGTCGCCAAACGTCCATGCCGTTCGTAGGCTTCCCACTGAACCGTAGTTGCTCCGCGTGCGCGACAGGTCCGCCGCCGCCGCTTCCGCTGCCCGTTCAGCCTTGACGGCGGCGGCGTACGCTTGCTTGGATTGTTCTTCGGCAGCGATGGCACCGTCCAGGCTTGCATCGTCGTTGGCCTGTGCCGCAGCATCCTCGGCCGCCCGCTCCCTCGCCTCAGCCTCCTCGCGCGCCTTACGCTCAGCCTCCTCGCGGGCGCGCCGTTCGTTCTCGGCCTTCTTCCGCAAGTATGCCGTCAAACGCCCTTCGATTTCCTTCTTGGCCTTGGCGAGGGGTTCGGTGATCCCTTTGAAGAAACCATCGACGACGCGGCCGGCCTCGAGATGCGGTTCTTTCTCGGCAACGCGCGCCGTTTCTGCGTTCTTGGTGGCGGCACCAAGTTGTTTGATGAAATCCTGAATCCTGCCGGCGGTCTCGTCGTCATCGATGGAGACGGGCGCACGCTCGGCGCCGGCAAGAAGTTCGTCGCGTCGCTTTGCCAGATCGCCGTGGCGCGCGGCCAATTCCTCATGGAGCGTCGGTGGCTGATTATGCCCCGGACCGGGCGAAGTGATTTCAGTGGTAGCGTTCATAGGTTTTCCTTTCGATCAAAACACCGAGGGTTTCTCGGCCAGATTGACGGATATCGCGACGGGCGGCGGTGCCGGGATGCGGCGTGGCGCCGTCACCGATCCGTCCTGTGCACGGAGTGCTGCGGTAATCTCGTCGCGCTCCCGACAGAGGCCGGGGAGGACGTTTCGGATGTTGTTCCGCAGGTGCGGGTCGGGCGCCTGCCGGATGACGAGGAGCGGGAGAATCGGGTGGTAGAAAACGAGGTCGCACCACGCTCGCTCGCAGACGAGCATCTGGGCCTGGGCCTGCACGATGTAATCGGCCGGCGCCCTTCTGTTTCGACCGTAATAGAGGATCACGTCGGCGTGCCGCTCCGCCTTGAGGCACTTGATTTCGATCATTCCGTCGTCGCCGACGAAGCCGTCCGGTGAACAGCCCATGATTCCGTCATCGGTGGTGACGAAGCCGATCTTCTCGACGGTGCTGTCGGTGGCAAACTCGTAAAGCCGGATCGCCTCGTCCTCCATGGCCCGCCCGCGTTCGGTCCACTGGTTGCCTTCCCAAGCATCGACCGGTTGTCCGGCAAAGGTTTCGCAGGCCAGCGTCATCGCGTAGCCGGACAGGGACTTGGAAACCAGACCCGTGGTGGTGATCATGCGGTTGCATTCCGAGGCGGTCGGCTTGCCGGCCCGCAGCCGATACCATTCCTCGGAACGTTGTTCGACATCGTGAATGATCATGGCTGGCGCCCCGCGGTGCGCGCCTGGTTGATCAGATTGCGCGCCTTACCGAGTTGGCCCCGCTTGATGGCGGAGAGCGATTCCGCCGGAATGCACTTGCAAAACTTCTTGATATCGCGCCCCATTTCGTCGAGGGCGGTTTCCAGTTCGTGGGCTTCCTTGTCGGAGATTGGCAAATCCCTGTCCTCGCCATCGACGCCACCGCCCCCGTCGTCATCCTGGCCCTCGGTCGCCAACCCGCACGCCGCGAGGAGGGTATAACGCTCCAGGTATGTGACCGTGGACCCGACGGCCTGAATCGGATTTTTGTTGCCCGACGTGTCGGGGCCGGCCTGCAACGTTGTCCGCTTCTCGTGGCCCATCTCGTGCGTGAGAATGCAGGTGACCGTGATGATTTGACCGTCCGACTTGGTTTCCCAATCGTACGTGATTCCCACCGCCGACAGGGCGGGATCGAGGGTGTTACATACCTCGTCGAGCGTGGCGTGGTCGTAGTCGGTAGTTTCGTTAGTACGCCGCGACGTATAGCCGACGTGGCGGTTTTTCTTGATCTTCGGCGGCGACCGCTTGAATTCCGCCATCGAAACGACGAACGCCTTGCGGGCGCGGTCCGCTTCCCACCGCTGCTGCAAATCGAGCAGCGCGTTAAGCTGTGCGGCATCGACACCCTTTTCCACGGCCATCTGCATCAACTGCATCGGCGTGAGGGTGACGATCTCCTGCGGTTTCGGGTCGATTTTCTGTACAGCGTTTTCCATTATTACCCTCTCAATTCCCATTCTTGTAGGGGCCTCTTGGACGCAGTCGCATCCCGATTGATCGCGGCCTCAGCGGCACGCCCTGCCGGACAAGGTGAAGGTGGACGTTCTGAAACGTGCACCCCACCTTGTCAGCCACTTCCCGAAGGTTCAGGCCCTCTTTGTAAAGGCGGATGATCTCGTCGCGGTCGTACTTGCGTTTACCCATTTTGATCCTCCGGGGGCTCGGAAAGGGGCATCCAGTGGGTCGGGACGCCTATCAGTCCGCAGGTTCGCCACCAATCCCCGTCAGCCGGAATAATCTCGGGTTCTTCGTATCTTCCACCGATCACAATTACGTTGCCCCCATTCGGCGCGGTTTCAATCGGCTGCCACGGCATCCGGGGCACGGCGGATAGGGCAATGCGCACAGACCGCACCACATCTTCTTGTTCATCCGGCAAGATTGCTGAAACAAACGGCCCGTAGCGATCTTCAAGCACAGCAGCAACCGCCTTCTCGATCTCGGCTTCGGTGTAGTCACGAGCCATTTCGTATCTCCATTGCTACAGGCATTCGCCGATGATTTCGCGCTCGAGCGCCCAATATTTTTCGTCGGTGCCGCGCACTTCGCCGATCAGCGCGACGACCCACCAGCGTTCGCCCCTCCAGTTCGGTGGAATCAGCGTGGCGTGCAGTTGGCCGCGCCCGCATTTGTTTCGCAGCGGCCCCGGCACCCGTTCGATGACTCCAGGATACACAGGGTCGTTTTTCCCGCCGTTCGCCGCCGCGCCCGCCATAGTCGACCGCCAAAACGCGATCTTCGCACCGGCCTTTTGCTGGGCGGCAAGTCGTTTCCGGCGGGCGGCAGGCCACTTTCCCGCGAAATATTTTATGGTAGCCAACCAATATTCCCCGTACCCGTACCCGTTCCCGTACCCGTTCCCGTACCCGTTCCCGTTCCCGTACCCGTTCCCGTACCCGTACCCGCACCCGTACCCGTACCCGTACCCGTCCCCGTCCCCGTCCCCGTACCCGTACCCGTTCCCGTCCTCGTTCCCGTTCCCGTACCCGTTCCCGTACCCGTAGGACCAGAGGGCGGGGACGACGCCCCGCAGAACCCTTATTTCCATGGCGCACCTTCCCACGCTTTCACGGCAGCGGCGGTACACTCGGCAACACAGGTGATGTCGCGGAGTTCGATGTCGGCGGCGGGGCCAACCCGCGCACCGCCCAACGGACCCATTGCCGCCAGTCCGAGGAATCCCTTGTTCTCTTTCGGCCAATAGAGGCAGTTGCGGGCCGCCCGCAGCTTGATCGTTGCGCCGCCCGTGTCCGTGGCGTATCCGAAGAACACGCCACGATGGGCGGTCGTCACCAGCACCGCCCGCTCTTTGCGCTTTGTCATGTTGGAAACTCCTTTTTCCATGCGATAGCCCAACCACGCTATCAAAAGATTTTTTGGCCGTCAAGCAAAATTCAAAACTTTTTTGTTGACATCCGAAATCGAAAGCCGGACAATCGCCGGCATGAAGTTGCAAACATACCTTCGGCGGGCGAAGATCGAGCCCGAGGAATTCGCGGTGCTGCTGGGGGTCCACAAGGAGAGCGTGCGCCTCTGGTTGGCCGGCCAAGTCATCCCGCGCCGCCGCGCCATGCAAAAGATCATGGAGTACACGGCCGGCAAGGTGAAGCCCAACGACTTCTTCACGGAGGACGGATGACCTTCACCGCGTGGTCTCCTGATGTTGCGGTTGGCCCGCGATTCCCTATCGGCTAAACTGGAGTACGGCACAGAGAACGCGGAAAATGGTTGACGTTTGGCAAGACGATTTCCCCCTCCCTGAACCTGGCCGGGGCACGAGCGCCCCGGCGCTTTTTCGGGACGCGGGCGGCGAACCGCAATGATCGGGGCAACGCTGTTTTCCGGGATCGGGGCGCCCGAGGTTGCCATGCCCGAATGGGAGTGGCCGTGGCACGCCGAGACAGAAAAGTTCCCGGCCACCGTCATGGCGGCGCGCCACCTGCAATCCGTCAACCTGGGAGACGTGACCGCCGATGACTTTTGCGAACGAGCCGCCGAAATCGCCATCCCAGATATCATTGTTTTCGGAAGCCCCTGCCAGGATTTCAGCGTCGCCGGAAAGCGTCTCGGCCTGGATGGCGCGCGCGGCAACTTGGCCCTCATCGCCCTGGGAATTGTTGATCGCCTTAAACCGCGATGGTTCTGCTTCGAAAACGTATCCGGCCTGCTGTCAAATTGGAGCGGTGGCGCGGACTGTCCGCCTGATTCGGGAGGAAGATGGGAAGGTGACGAAAACCACGATTTCGCAGCCTTCCTCGGTGCCGTCGATGAATTCGGGTATTCTGGCGCATGGGCGGTGCTGGACGCGCAACACTTCGACTTGGCGCAGCGGCGCGAGCGCGTGTTCTTTGTCGGACATTCTGATTGGCGACGTGCCGCAGCGGTACTTCTTGAGCCCGAAAGCCTGTGCGGGGATACTCCGCCGCGCCGAGAGGCGGGGGAAGGAGCTACCCACGACGTTGCGCCGAGCCTTGGAGCAAGCGGCCGGGGCTTTGATCGCGCCGGAGACACCCAGGGGCAAGACCCGGTAGTGGCAATGATTCTGAATGCCAAGGTAAGGATAGATTTCGAGAGTGAGACGTTTGTTGCCACATCCACGCCGCCGCTTACCGGGAACCAGTATGGCGACCACGAAAGCCGGGAAGGGCTTCTGGTTGCCCATTCCCTCCGCGCCGATGGCTTCGACGCCGGCGAGGACGGCACGGGACGGGGCACGCCGCTGGTCGCCTTCTCCTGCAAGGACCATGGGGCCGACGCCAGCGAGCAGACTGCGCCGACTTTGCGTGCCGGAGGCCACGACAAAAGCCACGCGAACGCGGGTGTTATGCCGGCGGTGGCATTTTCCGAAAACACCCGGCATGAACCCAGGGAAATGGATATGGCGCCTGCGCTCTCAGGGGGTGGAGGAAAACCAGGGCAGGGCTTCTCGGCTGTCCGCCAAGGTTACCTTGTTCGCCGATTGACGCCCGTCGAGTGTGCCCGCCTCCAGGGATTCCCGGACGACTATCTGGACATCGAATATCGCGGCAAGCCTGCGGCGGACGGGCCGCGCTATAAGGCCCTTGGCAACAGCATGGCGGTGCCGGTCATGCGGTGGATACTGACGAGGATCGAGATGGTTAACAACCTTGCGGAGCCTGCAAATGCCGGCCATCCTGATTGAAATCCCCGGGCTACTGCATCTTCCCAAGCGCCTTGCGGACGCTTCGGTGGGTGCGGCAACGTGGAAAGCAGACACGTGATGCCCGAGAGAGCCTCGGAACCTTTTTGGGTTGCAATACCGAGAGCCGGAGTAGCGCCCGGCCCGCACCCTTCACCTGAACAGGAGAGAACACGGCTTTGATGCGTAAACAGCGCCCCGAGGAACTGGTTCACCGCGCCATCGCCGACTATCTGCGGATCGTCGCGCCGATCAACCATTTCTGGTGGGCGCACTACCCGGCAGGGGGAGCGCGGACTCCGGCGGAGGGCGGAATCTTCAAGGCAATGGGCGTCGTGCCCGGCGTGGCCGATATTCTCGTCATCCCGCACGGCGGCATCGCTCACTGGTTGGAAGTGAAGGCCGCGAAGGGCGGGCAGTCAGAAAGCCAGAAGGCGTTTGCGGGAGTAATGATCGCGCTCGGCTGCCCCTACGCCGTGGTTCGCGCGGTCGACGAGGCCGACACGATGTTGAGGCAATGGGGGGTCGTCCGTGCAAGCGCAGCCTGACCTGATCTACCTCATGGACAAGGGCCAACTCGACGCCATGCGGGAGCGCGCCCGGCAAGAATACGGCACCGAGCGCGCGGCGGCGGCGCGGAAGCGATTGCGAGAGGCCGTCAACGAGCAGCTTGACCGGGAACTACAGGCGCTGCGGAGGGCGCGGGAATGACGGAATGGCGCAGCATACTCTGTAAGGATGTCGACTGGCGTCGCGCCGGCGTGACCGGGCACACATCCTCAGTACTGTTCAAGCTATGCCGGCCGGACGCGACGAAATACAGCGACCCCGGCGAATGGAGCGAAATAACGCTCGGTGAACTCGCGGACATGGGCGTCCGCGCATGGCGTCACCCTGTGGGAATCGGCGATGTGGCCGTGCAAGCCATCAAGACCATCATCGACATGGCCGCCGAGGGCGCGCCCGTCACCAAAGATGCCGTTGTGGCGGATGCCTACATACCGACCTGCGAGCGTCTCGAGGAGCGGGTTGTTGAGCCATGAGAACGCAGACGATCACCCGTAAGATCGACCGCCACATGACGGGCCTTCGCGGATCGCTGTTCGCGCACATAGAGCACGACGGACGGCGGATTCTGGCGGTACGGTTCAGCGAGAAATCCAAGGACGGCAACACCCTGGACCGGGTGCTGACCGCCCTGGGCGACGTCGTGACCGCGGAAGCGGAGGCGCTTGATGGAGGCGATGCGTGAACCCCCCCGGCCGATTTAAGACGATGGCGGGCTATCTTCGCGCCCGCGAGAATCTACATCTCGGACGCGAGGACCGGTGGCGCGGGCGATTGCCGATCCCCTCCCATGCGCATCCGCTGGTGCGGCGGCTGTTTGAAATCATCAACGAGCAACGCGCGACGATACAGGAGGTCGCCGATAAGGCGGGTGTGCAGCGGGGGTCGATATCAGATTGGCGCTACCGCAACTCGCCGCTCCTCTCCACATTCGAGGCGGCGCTGAACGCGGTCGGATACAAGCTCGTCATCATGCGGGATACTTGGCGGCCGCGCGGGCCGGGTCGGAAATCCGAGTAGGCTAAGGTATTCTAGGGGATTCGACTCTGATGGGATTGATGGGACGAGAAAACCATTTTGCTGGGGTCGGCAAAATGGTCGGCATAGGAAGTGATGTGATGCGTAGGTCCTCTGCTTGAAGCATTGGCTCGTGGTCGGGGAGCGGGGCGGCTCGAATGCCACTTCGCCTGAGCCGCCCCAACTCCTTAAGTAGGTGCCCCGGTGGCGAAATCGGTAGACGCACCCGCTTTGGAAGCGGGCTTCCCGCGAGTAGTTGTCTGTTCGAAATTCAAATATAACCCACTTCTCGATCTTGCGCAAGCGGGGGAAAGGTTGGTATAATCCCCCGCTCGGCTGATCACCGGCTTCACCGGATCGGGGGCGGTTGCGACTTGAAGCGCGCCGCCCTCCCTTCCGGACCCTTGCCGCAAGGCGCCTTCAAGAGGGGATAAACATGGATTGGTTCAGGTGGTACCACGGGACGATTTCCGATCCCAAAATTCGCTTAGTCGCCAAGCGTGCCGAAGTTCCCGTCCACCAAGTCCTAGCCGTATGGGCAGCGGCTCTCGAAAGATCATCCGAAAATTCACCGCGTGGGACCATCGAGGGATGGAACGACGAAGTTGTTTCAATCGCGCTTGAAATAGACGCGAACGCAATCGAACGCATCCGAACGCAAGCGAACGGACTGTTGTTCGCCGGTCGAAAAATCATCGGTTGGGACCGCAGACAGCCCAAAAGAGAGGATGGGTCGGCAGAGAGGGCAAGGCTTTGGAGAGAAAAGAAAAAATCCGACGCGAACGCAACCGAACGCCAGCGAACGCAAACGAACGTAGAGGAGATAAGAGGAGATATTAAGAAAGAGAAGAAAGAAATAGACGCTAAAGCGTCTACAAAGAAAGCGCCACACACACATTGTTTGCCGGACGATTGGCAACCGAATCGGAAAGCCTATGACGTGGGCTTGGAACAGGAGTTCAGCGATGCGGAAATTACACGACTCCTTGCCGGATTTGTCGACCATTTCCAAGGAAAGGGCAGTCGCAAGTCCGAACGCGGATGGAATGCAGCCTCCTACAACTGGCTCCGCTCAGAGTTCGCGCACCGGGACGTTGTCGCTTGGCGCAAGACCGCCGGAGGTACATCGCCATCTAAGGGCTTTGGTCGAGCGGCGGCGGAGTGGGCTATCCGCGAAGAGCGAAGACGCGAACAAATGGCTCGAGCCGGCCCCGCCGAGGAAGATCGTGGAGGAGTTGACGCGACTGCGGATGGTGACGAAGGCCAAGGACCCCGGCGAAGACTTGGATTTGCTGGTGACGGCGTATGCGGAGCGGATGGCGGAATACCCGCTGGACATAATTTGCGAGACGTGCCGGGAAATAGCGGACAAATCGACGTTCTTTCCGGCGTGGGCGGAATTGAAGGCGGCGCTGGACGACTGGATGAATCCGCGCCGGGAGATTGTGGCCGGCCTCAACAAGCTGAAACCAGCTTTGCCACCGTACAATCCGCCGCCGCTGTTGGCGGACCTGTTGACGAGCGGCGAAGTCAAGCCGATGACGGACGACGAACGGAGTTGGCTGGCAGCACGGCGGACGAGCCCCTAGCAGGCAAGGGCAACGGCAAGACGCGGCCTTTCGATGGGGCGGCCCCTACGGACGCTGGCAAGGCCGCCAAGGGGGTAAGTCTGGGCGCCGGGTACCTGGGGGCCGCATCGAAGTGACTTGGGCGCTGAGAGGCCTTAAATCGGCCCTCAAACACAGGAGGCAGAACATGAGAATTTTCGATGTCGGCACATTCGGAGCGGTTTTGTTGATTATCGGCAGCGTGCTGATTGGGCCGATCAACTCGACCACCGAGGACGGGAGTTTCTACGGGACGCCCGAAACCGTGGAGGAAACGTGCGAGCGCGCCCTTCGGGAAATGGGAGTCGTCGTCAGCTATGCCGGAGAGGGGGCGCCGGAGCCGGGAGGCGGGGTTTGGACTTTCCCAAATGGACTGAAATTACAGACCGGAGAGGCGTTTACGAGGATCGGCTGGGAATGGATCAAAGGAGAGCCGATCTGCTTGCCTGCCCCTAGCGGTATGGTGAGGCCATGAACACGCGGGACAGCGGCTTAATCGGCCTGGGCATGGCGGCGGTGACGATGACCGCCCTGCTTTTGATCGGGGCTGGGGTGGGCCTCAGCATAGCCCTGGTAGACTATTACCTCCGCGTGAGGGACACGCCGTCCTGCGAACGGATTATCAGCGCCGAGACGCTCCGATGCTACCAGGATTGCCGCGCCATTGTCGAGGGGTCCCGTGAATAGTCGAGACCCCTCTTCTATGGGCGAACGGAACACGTCGGCCCCAACCATCGCCGATGTCGATAATCTGAGGGACTTGGAGGAAAATTGGGACTTTTACGGATCGTCGCCGATCGACGAAAGGGCCATCGCAGCCGTCAAGGGCTTTGTGGCGGTGCCCACGGGTTCCGGCGGCATCATTATCGAAAGCGCCGATGGGACGGTGCAGATCGACATATCCGCGGACGGAACGATTGAAAGCGTGTACTTCGGACGCGCTTAGGCCGAAGGGCCGGATATCCCGAGCATTGATTTGACCACGATCACGACCGGGTGCGGGATTTCCCGGTTCCCGGTTTCCCACCGGCGGACGGTGCGCTGATCGACGGCGGGCTTATCGTGCTCGGGATCGGTCAGCGCGGCGGCCATTTCGGCTTGGGTGAGGCCCAGCGTCAGGCGCGCGGCGCGGAGTTCAGGCGGGGTCATGGCTATTCTCCCAGAATCTCAACCCAACAATTGGAGTGCAGGCTGAGAGTGATTCGACCCGAGGTTTCCGAAACGCGGATCGAGTCGTAAAACCTCAGGAACCAATCGCGCAGGGCTTGCCCTTCGATGGGCTGCCCGGCGAAGTAGTTTTCGAGCGTAAATTTTGCCCCCGATACATCGGGATTGTTAAGGATTTCCGTTAGTTTTTTGGAGTTCTTACGCATGGCCTATTCCCCCTTTGGCTTTGTCGATGGCGGCGCGGGCGGTTTGTGCAATCTCGCCGTAGTTTTTGCAGATGTTCATTTGTGACGAGCACTCGGGGCCATCCGACATGCCGCGCGCGACGATCTGATGGTGATCGGCCCATGCCTCAAGGCGATCCGCGGCATATTCAAGCGCGGCCAGCATGTCCGGGGCGGCGGCGATAAGGTCGGCGTTGGCCGCGCGCTCGCCCTTGCGGTCATCGGGGCACCAAAGATCAAGGATTTCCGCAACCGCGTCGGTGCCGGATTTGATTGTCGGGACGATCTTTGCCCCGTTTTCGTAGGACCAATTTTCGACGGTCCAAGGGCCTGGTGTGTGCGTCATAATTCCAACTCCTTTGCCAGGGCTCTAGGCCCGGTGGGGCAATGTTCACGCATACCGCATGGCGATAAGCCAGCGGGCGATTCGGATCTCATGGCGGGAGGCGTAGGTGCCGACCATGCGGCGGCGGCGAATGTCGGCGATGATGCGGCGGATGGTGCGGTTGTGCAGGGCTTGGGAAACGGTCATCTTTCAATCTCCAATCTAGGCGGCACTTACTCGTGGGCCGTCGCACGCGGCCCATGGCAGGGTCACGCAAAGCTGACGCCGTAAAGCACGGCGCCGTATTCACGGTTGAGCCTCTCGGCGGCACGATGGGCGGCGCGCGCGGTCTTGTAGGTTCCAACTATTGCCCCGGTCTTGATGTTGATCAGCTTGGTCATCGGTCGCGCTCCTATCTGGTGCGTGCACATAGTATAAGGGCCGTCGGTCCTCGTTGTCAAGCATTAAATCAAAAATAATTTGACGGTTGCCGGCCGGGCAAATCCGGGTATAATGGCGAGGATCATGACACAAGCGTCATCAATCGTCGGGAGATAGGATCGTGGCCCGACCCAAAGTCGATAAAATCTGGGCCGACGCAATCCGCCGTGCCGTCCTCCGAGTCGACAAGCAGAAACGCAAGCACATCAATATTCTGGCCGATCGCCTGGTGCAGGCCGGTATCAAGGGCGATATCAGCGCTCTCAGAGAGATCGGCGATCGCCTCGATGGTCGCGCCCATCAATCGATCGGCGGCGACGGCAAGGCCGGGGAAATCACCATCAGGATTGTAGAGTGACAGCGGCTTTGCGCCAGCGGCGGTGTCCGCATTGCGGGGCCGATCTGGCGCTTGTCGGCGCGGCGCACCGTTGTATGCCGCGGGCTTTACGCGTTGTCACGCCACGTGACGGGGATGTCACGCCGCGTGACATCCCGGCGCTTGGGCCTGTCACGCCGCGTGACAAATCGCCTGGTCCTGTCACGCCGCGTGACACGCTACTGCGTGAGCGGTGGCGCCTGCTGGACCGGCTGGCGGAGATCGAGCGTGAGGTCGGGCCGATGACGGCGGCGGAGCGGCAGCGGCGGAGGCGGGCTCGTGGGTGAGGCAATCGAAATCCCGTACCACTGGCGGCTCCGTAGCTATCAGCGGCCGTTCTGGGACGCGATGCACAAGGTCCGGCGTGGAGTCGCCGTGTGGCACCGGCGCGCCGGCAAGGATGCGGTGTGTTTGAATTTCACGGTCAAGCAGGCGATAAAGCGCGTGGGGGTCTACTGGCATTTGCTCCCGACCCTGCGGCAGGGTCGGCGGGTCGTGTGGGAGGGCATCGGGGGGGACGGCCGGCCGATGATCGACGCGTGGCCGGAGGAACTCGTGGTCAAGCGCCGCAACGACGAGATGTCCCTGTTGCTGGCGAACGGCTCACGGTGGCAAGTAGTCGGATCCGATTCGTATGACGCCCTTGTCGGCGCGAACCCGGTGGGAGTGGTGTTTTCAGAATTCAGCCTGAGCGATCCTCGCTCGTGGGATTTCGTGCGGCCGATCCTCGCCGAGAACGACGGCTGGGCGATGTTCGCCTTCACCCCCCGCGGCCGGAACCACGGTTATCGAATGTATCGCATGGCGCAGGACAACCCGGAATGGTTCGCGCAGGTGCTGACTGTCGACGACACGGGGGCGGTGACACGCGAAGCCATCGCGGCGGAGCAGGCGGCGGGGATGCCTGAGGAACTCGTGCAGCAGGAGTTCTGGTGCTCGTGGACGGCGGCGCTTGTGGGCGCGGTGTTCGGGCCGCAAATGGACGCTATGGTGACCGACCGACGGTTGGGGGCGTTTCCCCACGACAAATCGTATCCTGTCGAGACCTGGTGGGACCTGGGGCGGCATGATTCGATGGCGATCATGTTCGTCCAGCGCGTCGGTCACCAGATGCAGGTAGTCGATTACATCGAGGATTCGGGCCACGGGGTCGATCACTACGCGCGGCTCCTGAAGGAGCGGGGCGAAGCGGAGGGATACTCGTATTCCCGCCATGTTTGGCCGCACGACGGGAACGTCCGGGAATTGATGACGGCCGGGGATCGCAGTCGCGCGGAGGTATTCGAGGACTGGATGGGCCGGCCCGTGGACGTGGTGGCGCGACCGAAAGTTTTGCAGGAGGCGATCGATGCCGGGCGGCGGCTGCTGCCGCGGCTGTGCATTGACGAGGGCCGTTGCGACCGCCTGATCGATGCGTTGCGCTCGTATCGGCGGGAGGAGGACGAGGCGAAATCCGATGGCGCGAGCCCGTTTTTCCGGGAGCGCCCCTTGCACGACTGGGCGTCGCACGGGGCAAGCGCTTTGATGACGGGGGCGTTGTACACGCCCTCGACTGCGTACCGGCGCGAGGACTTGCGTCCGGAGTTCGTTCCAAATATAGTGTAGAAGGAGACAGACGATGAAATTCAGGCTCGACGAGTTGATGCCCTGGGCGCCGGTATTCTCGATTCTGTCGAGGATGAAGTCGCTGACGGTGAAGGTGGGGGGCGTCGAATACCGCGGTGCCGCCGAGTTGTCGCTGGACGACGGGAACCGGGCGACGCTGGCGATCGAGGAATCGATCGTAGCGAAGAACCGCGCGGACCGGAAGAAGCCGAAATGAGCCGCGCCCTCGAAATCAGGGTGCGCCAGTTGGAGGCCCGCGTTGCGGCGCTGGAAGTTGCGATGCTTGGCCCGAAAACCCCTCCAGCCTTACCCCGCGTCGATTTGTCGCTCGCCGAAGCGCCGGTTGTCCTGCCGGTCATGGTAAGGCGGATCTTCGGGAAGTACGGCGTGGTCGATGCGGTCGGCACCCATTTCGGCAAACCGGGCAGCAAGGCCGACGCGGAAGCGCAGGCGGCGCGGATGAACGGCGTTCACGCCGTTGTGGACGGGGCCGATGTCTGACGTTTCCGCCCTTCGGCGACCGAACCCGCAGACCGAACAGGGCTTGCAGGGGCTGCTGAAAATCCTGGTCGAGCGCGCGCGGCCGACCGAGGAAGTCAGTCAGGAGCGGGCGGACAATCTCGACTACTACAATCAGGCGCTTCTCGGCAACGAGGTTTCGGACCGCTCCCAAGTAGTGACCTCCGACGTGTTCGACGTGATCGAGACGGTTCACGCGGACATGATGGAAATATTCGCGGGCTCGGATGAGGTCGTGAACTTCGAGCCGACGGGGCGGGAGGACGAGGAGGCGGCGAAGCAGGCGACCGACTACGCGCAACTCGTGTGGTCGTCGGATAATCCGGGCTTCGAGAACATGTACGATGCCCTGAAAAACGCGCTGCTTCAAAAAACGGGCGTGTTCAAGGTGTCGTGGGAGCCGGAGGGCGAGTCGAAGCGGGTAGAGATGGAGAACGTATCCGCGATGGCCGTGGAACGCCTGATGACGGACCCGGAGATCGAGATCGTCGGAAGCGAGGAACGCACGCGGCACGTCGAGAACGAGATGGGATTGCCGGTGCCGGAAACGGTGTACGACCTGACCGTGATCCACACTCCGCAGGAGGGCCGGGTGCGGGTCGACGTGGTGGCGCCGGAGCACTTCCTAAAATCACAGGACTGGAACGGTCGGGACCGGCCGCGGCTGGTCGGCGAGGAACGCCCGATGCGGGTGTCCGACCTCGTTGAGATGGGCTATGACTTCGAGGAGTTGGACAAGATCGCGGGCGGCTTCGATACGCTGCACGGCCTTGAGCAGGTAGCGCGCCGGCAGTCGATGGGGCAGTGGCACACGGAGCAGGACAACGACTCCGACAGGTCGATGCGCGAGTTGACATACCGGGAGCTTTACGTGCGCCTGGACTGGGACGACGATGGCGTTGCCGAGTTGCGCCAGATTACGTGCGTCGGCCCGGCGTTCCACATTCTCGACAACTCCGAAGTGGACGACGACCCGTATGTGGATTTCGCGGCGATCAGGATGCCGCACACGGCGATCGGCAAGGCTTATGCGGACCTGTTGCGCGACCTTCAGAAGCTGAAATCGACGATTTGGCGGCAGACGCTGGACAATATCTACCTGATCAACAACCAGCGCGCGGCGATTTCCGACAAGGTGGACTTGCAGAGCTACCTGGACGGCACGCCGGGCTCGGCGATCATGGTGAACACGCAACTGGCGGATGTGAGCGGACACATTGCGCCTCAGATGCCGGTGCCGATTGGGCATATCACGTTCCCGATGCTGGAATACGTCGATACCGTCCGCGAGGGGCGCTTGGGCGTCACCCGCTACTCGCAGGGCACGGACGCATCGAGTTTGAACAAGACGGCCGGGGGGATTTCGATGATCCTGGGCCGGTCGCAGCGGCGCATGATGGCGCTGGCGCGGCTGATTGCGGAAACCGGGGTCAAGCCCGCGTTCAAGAAGATTCTGCGGCTGATCGTGGAGCGCCAGGACCGGCCCCGAACCGTGCGCCTGCGCAACAAGTGGGTCGAGATCGACCCGCGCTCGTGGAACGCCGACATGGACGTGAAAGTAAAGGTCGGGCTGGGCCACGGGACCAAGGAACAGCAGATGTTCATGGCGCAGACACTGTTGCAAATTCAGCGCGAGGTCGTCAAGATGCAGGGCGGTACGGCAGGTCCGCACGTCACGGATGCGGAGTTGCACAATGCGTTCACGCGGGTTGTCGAGGCCCTGGGATATCGGGAGGTCGATCCCTACTTCCGCGATCCCGAGGGATTCCAGCCGCCGCAGGCGCCGCCGGACCCGAAGATGATCGTGGAGGAGATGCGCGACAAGCGGGAACGCGAGGATAACGCGATGACGCACCAGCGGGAAATGGCCGAAATCATGCTCAAGGACGACCGCGAGCGGAAGAAGGAAAAGCTGGACCGCGATATCGCGGAAACGAAAACGATTTTGGAGGTCGGGCGTCAATTCGCCACGACAGGCAGGGGCAGCGCCCCACAGCAACGAGGAGCGAGAGATGAAAGGCAAGACGTCGTATAGCGGAGGCGGAAAGCGCGACAAGCTCGACGTTCCGAGCGAGAAGCCGAAAATGTCCTACAAGGGCGCCGGCAACGTGAAGGAAACCGCGTTCAACGCCCGGAAGGGCGGGATTCGCCGGCCGAAGGCGAAGAAGTGATTTCCGAGGCCGAACGCAAGCTCGACGACGAGCAGTCTGGCCTCCTGGACGAAATGAACAGAGGGCGGCGCGCGGCGGCGATCCTGGAAAATCCGCTGTTCAAGGACGCGGTGCGGGCCGTCCGCGACGGCGCCGTCAGCCAGTTCGAGAACAGCGCGGAGGACGACGACCGCACGCGAACCTTGGCTCGCCTGAAAGTCGGGGTGCTGCAGGATGTCGTCGGGCGCCTGACCCGCCACATGCACTCCGGGCAGGCGGCCGAAACGCGCCTGTCCGGGCTGCGCGATGCCGTCAGTCGCCTGAAAGACAGGATGCGGAGGCCTACGGCATGAAGATAGGCATCTTCGGCGTGAACCCCGATCTGATCGCGGCCGCCCCCTGGGAAGACCCTGCTTGGCGGAAGTGGGCGTTGCCGTGGGGGCCGAAGAAGTACATATTCCGGGCGGAATCGCTGTTCGAAATTCATGCCGAAGAACACTTTGCAAGGTACGCCCCCCCCTCCTACCAGGAGGAATTGCGCGCTTGGGAAAACGACGGCATAATGGTTGTTCGGCAAGAGAATTTTCCCTTACAGGAAGCGATTGCGCTTTCCGGGGATTATTTTCTATGCACGATGGCCTACATGATCGCCGCCGCGATCCTGGAAGCGCCGGACGAGATCGGAGTGTTCGCGTGCGACCCGGCCGGGCGCTGGGCCTACCAGAAGCCCAACGTCGAACACTGGATTGGAGTTGCAAGGGGTCGGGGAATCGATGTGACGATCCAGGAAGGATCGAACCTTTGCGCCTACGATCCCGCCCCGTTGGTCGAATCGGGAGGCCCGTTATACCCATCCCGGTACGGATGGTCGACTTAGGGGGACGCCCCTGACAAACCGCGCCGCGAGGCGCCGTGTCCCTTAGATGGAGGCCTAAATCATGGCCGAAGAAGCAGCGACCCCGATCGAATCGGGAACTGCACTACGAAACCCGACGAACATCACGCAGTCGGTTGACAGAGTCTCCGCCATTCTCGGAACCCCGAGGGGGCGACCCGAGGGCGGAGACTCTGAATCCGCTGATGCGACCGGCGATCCGGTGACTCCCGAGGCCGAAGAAAGCCCCGAGGAAGCCGAAGCCGAACTCGCGGATCAGGCCGCAAAGGCCGAAGCGACGGATGACGAAGAGGCGGAAGCCGAACCCGAAGGCGTCGAAGAGGAACTAACCGTCGAGCCCACCCTTGCCGCGCTTGCGGAAGCCCTCGAAATCGATGAACAGGTTTTGAGCGAGCAACTGCAAGTCAAGGTCAAGATCAACGGGCGAGACGAAGTGGTCACCCTCGGCGAAGCCGTGAAGGGCTACCAGCGCGAAGCCGATTACACCCGCCGCACGATGGAGCTTGGGGAAACGAAGCGTCAATTCGACGCCAACGTAACCCAAGCGGCGTCCCAATTGGGCGCCAAGTTCCAGGAAGCGGATACCCTTTTGGAGTTCCTGCAAGAGAAGGCCGACATGGGCTGGACGCGCGAGGCGTTGGCCCAACTTCGGGATTCCGACCCGGCCCAGTACATGGTCGTGAAGGATGCCCTGGAGGACAACCGCCGCGCCCTCGAAGCCCACAAGGCCAAGAGGGAAAACGAGCGCCAACAGGCCGCCGAACAGGACAAGCAGCGGTTTGCGGAATGGCACGCCGACCAACAGCGCCAATTGCTGTCCCGGATGCCCGAATTGTCGAAAAAGGAGAACCTGGCGAAATTCGAGGATTCCGTCCAGGCATACCTCCAATCCATCGGCTTCGCGCCGGAGGAAGTCCGGCAGTTCATGCAAACCTACGACCATCGCCATGTTCTTATCGTGCGCGACGCCGCGAAAGGGCGGGCGAACGACAAGACTGCCGAAAAGGTCAAGCTGAAACTCAAATCGCTTCCCAAGAAGGCCAAGGCGGGACCGAAAGGCAACGCCAAGGCGACGGAACTTGCGACCATGCGGGACCGGCTGAAAAAAACCGGCTCCGCGCGCGACATGGAGAACATCCTGAAAGCGCGGGGCATAGCCTGACCGCGAGGTACTGAAATGACCGTTCCCACGAATACCTATCAAGCGATCGACGCGACCGGCAGGCGCGAAGACCTGACCGACGTCATCTACGACCTGACCCCGACCGACACGCCGTTCCTCTCGGCGATAGAAGCGGTCGAAGCCAGGAACATGCTGCACGAGTGGCAGACGGATGCACTCGCCGCAGCCAGCGCCGACAACGCCGTGATCGACGGCGACGACCCGTCGGCCGACGCCGCCACCGCAACCACGCGCCTGTCGAACTCGACGCAGCTCATGGACAAGGTGGCCATCGTCTCGTCCCGTCAGCGGGCCATCGTGTCCGCCGGCCGAAGGGACGAGCTCGCCTACCAGGTCGTCAAGCGCAGTCGCGAACTGAAACGCGATGTCGAATCGGCGCTGCTGTCGAACAACGCCGAAGCCAAGGACACGGACGGCTCGACCGCGCAGAAGATGGGCGGCATCGAGTCGTGGCTTACCAGCAACGTGTCCCGCGGAACCAGCGGGTCGAACGGCGGCACCGGCGACACGGCGGCCACCGACGGCACGGCTCGGGATTTCACGGAGGCAATGCTCGCCGCCGTGCTCCAGTCGTGCTGGGAAAACGGCGGCGACCCGAGCATGATCCTGGTCGGCGGCTTCAACAAGCGGAAGATTTCGGAGAACTTCTCCGGTTTCGCCACGCGGACCCACGAGGCCGGCACCCGGACCATCGAAGCGGCAAGCGATGTCTACGTCAGCGACTACGGCTGGCTGGATATCGTTCCGAGCCGGTTTTCGAGAGCCCGTTCGGCGCTCATTGTCCAGCCCGACATGGCGGCCGTTGCGTACTTGCAGCCGTTCAAGCTGGAGCCGCTGGCAAAATCGGGCCACTCCGAGAAACGCATGTTGTCCGTCGAATGCACGCTGGAAATGCGCAATCAGGCCGCCCACGGAGTCGCCGCCGACCTGACAACCACGTAACCGAGCTCGAAAGGAGTGACGGACATGCGAAAATTTCTTCTGAGCTTGGCACTTCTGGCGTTCATGGCCCTCCCCGCCGACGCGGCGTGGAACATTCGCCAGAAGTCGGACGGCACGGCGGAATGGGTGAACGGGTACGGGGAGACGGTGCCGATCGGCGCCGTCTACCTGACCGCCCACATCACCGACGTGTCGACAGCCCAAACCGTGGCCGTGGTCGTCCCCATCACCGGGGCGAAGGTGACGCTGATCCAGAGCGTTCTGGAAGGCGACATCACCACCGCCAACGCGACCGTCAAATTCTGGAACGCAGTCGACGAGGACGGCACGGTGACGACTCAAATCTCCGACGCCTCCACGGGTTCCATGACCTTGACGGCGGTCGCGGCGACGGAATTGGGCGACGTGGATACCTTCACGCCCACGACCAACAACAAGGTCGAGCAGGGCGGCGTGATCTTCATCCACACGGACGGCGGATCGACTAACCGCGTCGGAGCGCGGTTTACGATCACTATCCAGCCGGCGCGCTGATGCGGTACGTCGCCGTCCCTGTCGGCGGCTTGTTCATCGGGGGTCTCGTGCTTTTCGGTCCCTGGACCACGGAGCCCGAGATTCCCCGGTGGGCCTGCATCTATGCCTTGGCGTCCCTCAGCGCGGTATGGCTCGCCATGACGGGGCTGAGGGACGGGGCCGCGCGTCTCGGCCTGATGGACGCGGCAATCGTCGCACTGTTCCTATGGGCCGGGGCTTCGCTCGTTTGGACAACGGATTGGCGAGCCGGGGCTTATGCCCTTACCCAGGCCGCCGCCTTGCTGGCAATCTATCTCGGCGTGCGCCACGCCCCGAAAGCCTTCCTGTTTCCGATCCTGCGATGGACCGTCCCGGCTTCAATCGTCATCGTTCTCGGACTGCTTGCGGCGCAACCGTGGCTGGAAGGCATGAAAATACGGTACGGTGGACCGCTGGTCATGCTCGTCGACGAAAACCTGTACGGCGGGTTCTGGCTGCAAAATTTCGTGACGGAGTTCCTGCTGATTGCCGCGCCCCTGTTGGCGGCATTCAAACTGCGGCGATTCATTGCGCTGCCGCTGATGGCGGCGGCTCTGGCAAGCACCGTGCTCGTCAAGGGTTATCTGGAATGGCCGGTGTTCATGCTTTTCGCGGCGGTCATGTGCTCTCGACTCCTCGGGCTCAAGGACCGGCGGGATATCGTGGTGATCGCCGCCCTGCTCGTCGTGGCCGGAATTTGGGCCTTCACCGAATTCCCCGATGTCAGGTCGTCGTTCCTGCCGCGCTTCGAAATCTGGATCAATACGCTGGTTCTCGTCGCCCAGGCGCCGTTCGCGGGCCACGGGCTGGCATCGTTCCAAGGACAATACGATGGCGTGATGGCGGCACACCTGGACCTGATTCCCGGATTGGGGCAAAACGTCTATAGCGCGGGCTCGTTCGCCGGATCGGCGCACAACGAATTTCTGCAACTGTGGGCTGAGCTTGGCTTGGTCGGCATTGGATTGGCGGCGCTGTTCGTCCGGGAAATCTTCAAATCCCGCGTGCGGATCGTCGGTATCGGCGGTTCGCTGATGGCGGCCGCCGCGCTCTCCATGTTCGGATTCCCATTGCAAAACCCCGCCACCGCGCTGCTGGTCGTCGTGACCCTCGGAATAGTGGCGCGCGGACAACGGCAGTGGAAAAAAATTACCATAACGACGATCCCGGCTTCCTCAATCGCCGCCGTATCGGTCGCCGCATGGGCCTGGACAGCCCCCGCCTCAATGCAGGCATCGCACGACATGAGCCTGTTCCGGGCGTGGTGGGACGCCGACAAGCTGCGGGCGGCGGCATACAACTTCGACGCCTACGCGGCCTTCCCGATGGATTCCTTCATTCGCAGGCAACTTTCCGCCTCGGTCAACGCCCTGGTCAACTCGGGGAAGGGTGAGGTCGTCATGGACGACAAGACCGCCGACGCTCTCTACGAGGTCGGCCGCGGCGCAGCGCCGTACAGCGTGGAGATTCGCCTGGCAAGAATGCAATATCTGTTCAATTCCGGCCGCTGGGGCGAACCGGAACTCGGCGCATTGCTCGACGACTTGCGGCGGCGCAACCCGTACCGGCCCGAAATCTGGGTCGCGGACGCCTTCTATGGGGCGTTCACCGGGAATTTCGAGCGCATGTCGTCCTCCGCGCGAATGGCAATGCAACTCAGGCCCGACATCGAGACATTGAATCCGGCTTTCGGCAGCATTGTCTCGATCTTGAATAAAGGAGAGCACGGATGAGATTTCTTTTCCTCGTGGCCTTGCTTCTTGCGGGCCCGGCACTCGGGCAGCAGGCATGGTATCCGGGGCCGATCCAGACAATGGGGTTTGATTCAAACAGCCGTAAGGTCACGACCGCATTCGGCGCGCAAACCCAATTCGCGCGGATCATATGCACGGAGGATTGCTATGTCGCGTTCGCGTCCTCCAACGCAAACAGCGCCGCCACGGCCTACCAGCAGGGCGCGACGTCGGTATTAGTTCCCGCCGATACCCCGGAAACGTTCAGGGTCAGCCCGAACGGCTGGGTGGCTGTGATCCGCGTGTCCACCAACGGAACCTTCTCGGTCATGGAGTTGACACGATGATCGAAACGAAGATCGTTCCCCAGCCGGACGGCACGGTCCTGATAGAGCGATACCAGGACGCCGAGCCCGTCATCGACAGGGTAAAGGCGCTGAACGAAACCGGGCCGAGACGCGATTCGTGTATGCGCTTCGCCGGCAGCGTTCCCAACGTGCTTCTCGAAAAGTGGTTCAACGAGATCGGATTCGGCAACTGGCGAAAGATGAGCGGGCGCGAGAGAGTCGAGTTTTTGGTCAGGAAGTTGCGCGATCCCGAATACGCCAAGCTGAGGGGACACGGACTGTAATGGCCCTTTTCGACGACAGCGGCGATTTCTTCGACTACGGCTCGGAATGGGGAGGAATCGACCCCGCCGATCATGGCTTTTCCGGCCCGTCGGGGGGAAACGCCGACGACTACTACAACGCTCTCCCCACCGGCCCCGCCGCGGACCCGCGCAACGCGCCGGGCGCAGCGCAACCGGGGTCGCCCGCAGGGGGGTTTTTCGGAGAAGGGGGGTTTTTTGGCGACCCGACGGGCTATATCGGCCGTAAAGCGAAGTCGCTTGCAAACAACCCGGTATCGACCTTAGTCAACGTCATAATGGGAGCAACGCCGCTCGGCATTCCAAATACGATATCCGGCGTTCTTGGAGGGCCTACCGTCGGAAAGGGGGCACAGGCAATCGCCAATTCCATGTTCACGAAGAAAGAGGAAGGACCGGGCCTTGGCGGGGTTTACGAAAGTGGGGCCGCACCCCCCGCCCCGCCGCCACCCGGATTCTTCGAATCGTCGGATCGTGGAGAAAACAAGTTCGTCCCGCCCATGCTTCCGCCGGCGCCGTCCATGCTCCCGCAAGCGCCCGTCGTTGCGCCGCCGCCCGCACCGCCGCCCGCTCCCCCCGTTCAGGGATTCCCGGGCTGGCAGCCGTGGGACCGTCCGTTCTCGCCGAGACTGTGGGGATAGAATGGCAATCACCAAGTGCAGCGAACTGAAAACGGCGCTCGCAAACTGGACGACCCGGGACGACCTGACCTCGCGGATACCGGAATTCATCGCGCTGGCCGAAGATCGCATCTATCAGGATACGCGCATTCGTGTGCGGGCGATGGAAACGACCAGCGCCTCGTTCACGGTGGACTCGCGGACGGAAACCCTGCCGACCGGGTTTTTGGGAATCCGCTCCGTCTACCTGAACACGACCCCGAAGGCCGTGCTGCAATTGATGACGCCACACAGGTTTTGGGAATCTTACGGAGGAAGCACGACCGGACAACCGGAAGCCTTCACCGTCGAAGGCGAGAATATCGTGTTCGGCCCCGCCCCGTCTGGTTCCTACACGGCGACGATAAACTACTACAAGCGCCTTACCGCCCTGTCCGCCGACGACGACACCAACTGGTTCCTCACCAACGCAAGGGGCCTCTACCTCTACGGCGCCTTGATCGAACTCAACACGTTCATCGGCGACGACGCGGAAGTCTTCAAGTACGCAACCCTGTTCGACGACCTCGCGGACAAAGTGGAGAAGGCCGACCGAATGGACAGGTTTTCGGGGGCTCCCCTGGTTGCAAGGACGGGAGTAACCGGGCCATGATGCTGTCGCAAAGGCTCCAGACCCGGATTCGAAGCTACCCGCCGAAGATCGTCCCGTTCGCCGGCTGGACGCCGGATCGGCCGCCGTTCGGCAGCGAAGGCGCGACGGTGGCAACCAACGTGTTTGCATCCGAAAGCGGATTCAGGCCGCTCCCCGCGCTCAATCCGTTCTCGGATGCCCTGGACGCGCGCCCGCAAGGCGCGGCGGCCGGAAAGGATTCGGCGGGCAATATCTCCTTCTTCGCGGGGGACGCCTCCAAGCTCTACAGTCTCGTGAACAATTCGTTCGCGGACGTTTCGAAATCCGGCGGATATTCGACCTCAGACGACGGCACATGGGAGTTTGCGCAATTTGGCTCCCGCGTGATCGCCACGAATTTCGACGACGCCGTTCAATCCTACACGCTCGGGACCAGTAGCGCCTTCGCCGATCTCTTTACGTCCACCAACAAACCCAAGGCGCGGCATGGCGACGTGGTTCTCGACTTCTACATGATGGGAAACACGTCGGATACGACGGATGGAGCGGTTCCCAACCGGGTATGGTGGACGGCGCTCAACAACGTGCTGGACGCCGACCCGTCCGCTTCAACTCAGGCCGACTATCAGGACATTCCGGACGGCGGATGGGTGCAGCGCATTCTCGGCGGCTTCCAATACGCCCTGGTGTTCCTGGAAACCCAGGTTCAGAGACTCTACTATGTCGGCTCCCCGTTGATCTTCGACCGCGATCCCATTGATCGCCAGCGCGGAACGTTCATCCCGAATTCGGTAATCGGCTACGGAGCCCTCGCGGGGTTCATTTCCGAAGAGGGCTTCATGGCAACGGCGGGCGGGGAAGCGCAGGCCATCGGCAACAACGCGGTCGACCGCGAGTTTCTGAACCAATTCGACAGGGCGCACATCGCGCGGGTATCGAGCGCCTACGACCCGGTTTCCAAGGTCATGCTGTGGGCATTCCCCGGAACGGGACACACGGCCGGACAGCCGAACGTCATCTTCCTCGTGCATCTCCCGACGATGCGGTGGTCGAAAGCCGAGGTCAACGTGGAGTTGATCCTGCGCACCATGCAACAAGGATATACGCTGGATGGGCTGGACGCCGTATCCACCGACCTGGACGCCTTGGCGTTTTCCTTGGATTCACGGGCTTGGACGGCAGGCAATATCAAAATGGGGGCCTTTTCCACGCTCTACAAACTCGGGTTCTTCGACGGCAGCAACCTTGCCGCGACAATCGAAACCGCGGATTACCAGCCCAACCCGGCGGGCCGTTCCCGGGTGTTCATGACCCGGCCCCTGGTGGACGGCGGAACGCCGACATCGGCAGTGGCGTCGCGAGACAAGCTGACGGATACCGCGACGTTCGGCTCCGCCGCCACCATGAATTTGAACGGCTCCTGCACCCTGCTGTCCGAAGGCCGATACCACCGGGCGAGGGTGACCGTCCCGGCGGCTTCGACCTGGACCCACGCCCAGGGCGTCGAGATGCACGCCCGCGAAGCGGGAGGGCGGTAATGGTGACATCCCCGCGCGCCTCCGCAACAGGCTTTCGCTCCGTCGGGTCGAATTGGCCGGAGCAAGACACGCGCGGCTGGATACGGCGCATCGCGGAGGTCGTCAGCGGGATCATGGACGGAAAAATCAATGCCACGGGATCGGTAACGCTCGCCGCGAACGCGGCTTCGACGACGATCACGGATCGACGGATAGGCCCGACCAGCAAGATATTTCTTTCTCCAACCACGGCGAACGCGGCGGCGGCCCTGGCAACAACGTATGTCGTGGCGGGCGACGGGTCCGCGACTGTTCATCACGTGAACAACGCGCAAACCGACAGGACATTCGGGTATGCCATCCTCGGCTGACATCTCTTGGGCGGGCATCCGGGCCGTGGATATCGACGCGGTATGGCCGCACGTCGCGCCGATGCTGAAAGCCGTCATGGCGGAAAACGATTACGATCTGCCCGACATCCGCAAACACCTGAAAGAACGCGGAATGCAGCTTTGGTGCGTGTTCGGGCATGGCATACCCAAGGCGGCTTGCGTGACCGAGGTACTGGGATACCCTAGACGCAAGGTTGCACTTGTGCGATTACTGGCAGGCGGCGGACTCGATTCATGGCTCGACTTGTTGCCGGAAGTCCTCGAAATATGGGCCAAGGACATGGGCTGTACCAGGTTGAGGATTTCGGGAAGGCGGGGCTGGCGGCGCAGACTGGAACCCATGGGCTACAGGTTCCTGTGCGAGACAGTTGAAAAGGAATTGTAAGATGTCCCTCGGCGATAGTGGCGGCGGCCAGACCGTTCAACAGGTCAAATCCGATCCCTGGTCGGGATTGCAGCCTTACCTGAAACAAGGGTTCCAGCAGGCCGAAACAGACGTTCTCAACCGGCCGCAAGAGTATTTCCCCGGCTCGTCGGTGGTGCCGTTCTCTCCGCAGACGCAGGCCGCGTTGACGCAAACCGAGAACCGCGCCTTGGCCGGGTCGCCGCTCAATCAACAGGCCCAGCAGCAAACCATGCAAAACCTGTCCGGAGATTACCTGGCCGGCGGAAACCCGGCCTATGGGGCGATGGTCGAAAGGTCGATTTCGCCGCTCCGCTCGGAATTCCAGAATGTCGTCATGCCGGGAGTAACGTCGTCCTTCGCGGCGGGAGGCCGGTACGGCTCCCCCGGCGGGATGCAGTCCGCTCAACAGCGGGCGGGGGATCAGTACATGCGCGCCGTGGGCGACACGTCGGCGGGGCTCGCCTACCAGAACTACGGCGACGAGAGAACCCGCATGATGCAGGCGTCGGCCTTGGCGCCCGAACTGGCGAATCAGGACTACCAGGATATTTCCATGCTCGGCCAGGTCGGCGGCGCGCGCGAGGCGCAGTCGCAGGCCGAATTGCAGGACCAGATGGCCCGGTTCAATTTTGGCCAGCAGGAGCCTACTTCGAGGCTGGCGAACTACATGGCGATGTTGCAAGGCGGCAATCTCGGCGGGACGCAGACCAACACGACCTACGGCGGCAGCGGCTTCAATCCGGTGCTCGGCGCGCTCGGCGTCGGGGCCGCCGGAACCGGCATCCTGCAAAACCTGTTCGGCGGCGCGAACCCGCTGATGAATAACCCGTTCAGAGGGTGAACACGATGGCGAGCCTGTTCCCGGACTATCGAAACGTAGGCTTTTTCGACAAGCCCGGAGTGGGGGACTCCCTGACCGCGCTCGGCCTGGGACTGCTCGGCATGGCCGTGACGCCCAAGAACCAGCGCGGCGCATTGCTCGGGCCGACCTTGTTGGGGGCATCGCAGGCGCTGAGCGCCGGAAAACAGCGGGCCATCCAGGAACAATTCCTGGGGCTCGAAATGCAGAAGGCGAAACGATCCGCCAAGCAAATGGAAAAGCGGGACGAATTCGCGGAGATGATGCGCGCCTCGTCCGAAGGCGGATACGAGGGAATGCCGGAAAGAGGCGTTCCGTCTCAAGACGCGCTCAAGGGATCGTTCCTTTCGGCCTATCCCGATGCGGGGGCAAGGCAATACGCAGAGGGCCTGTTCCCGAAGCCGCTTTCCCCGCGCGACGCAGCCTTCGCCGGGCTGATCCCGGAGCAGCAGCAACAGGTGCTGATGGGGACGGTCCCGAAGCCGGAAACCTTCGGGGCGCCTACCGAAATGATGGTTGCGCCGTATGCCGATCCTCGTCTCGTTCAAATGGGCAACCGGGGAACGATGCGGCCTTTGGAAGGCGTGAGGCCCACGAAGAAAGACCAGAAGCGGGAAATCCGGGCGGACCCGAACGGCATTCCCAGGTACGTCGATACGGGAGAGCCGGTGTTCACTGGGATCGAGAAGCCGCCGAGCGCGCCGAATACGCGCACGCGGACGGAGGGCGGCGAGACCATTACCGAGGAATGGAGGGACGGGAAATGGAACAAGGTTTCCGCGGCGCCCCGGTGGCAGGAACCGCAAAAAACCGGCATCAATTTCAAGCTGCCGAACAATCGTATCGTTCTCAGCTACGACGGCGGGCGGACCTATGAAGAAGATGGAGAAAGTCGCTCCATGCCCGCCGATGCACTCCGTCTCGGGACGGAAAGCGGGGCGGGAGAGGCCCGCATTGCCCGAATGGCGCGAACCGCGACAACGGAGTTGGAAAAGGGGATGCCGATTCCGCCAGTCGATACGGCCGAAGCCGCCCGAGGCGGTACCGGACCGTGGCGGAGCCTTGCGGCATCCATTGATGCCATTGCGGGCGGCGCCGGAATCGACGCTATTGTTGGAGAGGATGGATTTTTCCCGGAAACCCAGGACAACCGACAGGTATTACGGCTCTTGAAGCAAACGGGAAAAGCGGCGCTTATGAACAGTGCGCGGGGGGCAATTTGGGAGCAACAACGCATCGATGAATTGTTCCCCGATCCCGACGCTTTCTGGCGCAACCCGAGCACCGAGGCGCGCAAGATCGGCCTTTTGCGAAACACGATGATGCAGGAAAATGAATACAACAACCGACTTCTCGCGTCCGGCGTCCTCGATCAGGATACGGCAAAAAAACTCATGTTTTCCAACATCGAAATCGACCGCCTAATGAATCTGCTCGGCTCGGCAAAATCCACGCCGCCGATGCCGGTTCCCGGTACCCAGGGCGGGATTCCTCCGGGATGGACAGTTAAAATCGAATGACCGAATTCGTGTTCACCAGTCCCGAGGGTCGAAAGTACCGCATCAGCGGTCCCGAAGGCGCGACCCGGGAACAGGCGTTCAAGATTTTGCAACGGCAACTCGAAGCGGAAACGCCGCCGGACGGCGGCGGGTTCATGGGGCAGACCAACAAGACGATCGCAAACGTCCTGGGCGCCCCCGTCGATGTGGCCGCGGCGGCTCTTAACTTCATTCCCGGACTGAATATCGAAAAGCCGTTCGGAGGATCGGAATCCATCAAGGGCGGAATGAGGGGCTTGAACATTCCTATTCCCGAAGGCGAAGCGCGGACCGTTCCTGAATACCTCGGCCGGGGCGTGGGGGAGGCCGCCGGGATGCTGGTTCCAGGAGCCGGGGCCGTCTCGTTGGCGGCGCGGGGAACGGGCAAGGCGGCGCAAGTCGCGGCGCCATTGATGGCGAGCATGAGGGCGCACCCGATTCAGACGGCGGTTTCGGAAGTTGCCGCCGGGGTCGGAGCCGGGGCGGGGCGGAAAGTAGGAGATGTAAATCTTGACAATCCCACGGCGCAATTTCTTGCCGAGTTTGCAGGAGGCGTTGTGGGCGGCGCCGCGCCGTCTGCGCTTGGATATACGATTCCGGCGTTGTTATGGAAGGGCGGCAAGAAGGTGGCGAGCGTCGCACCGGGAGCCATTGCGCCCTTCACTTCCGCGGGAGCCAAGTCCAGGGCGACGAAACGCCTGCAATCGCTGACGGCGGATGTCGAACAGGCGGCGCGCGCCATAGACGAAAGCAAGGGAACCGGCTTGTCCCCCGCGACGGCAACGGGAGAAAAACGTCTCATGGCCTTGGAGCAAGCCATCCTGGACGCCGATCCCGAGATGGACAGCAAATTTATCCAACAGGCCGTCGCCGCTGCCGACAATTTGCGCGCGCAGTTGGGATTCGAGGGTTCCATAGACGACACCCGCCGGTTCATAGGAGATCGGGTCAAGAACCTGATGGCGCGAACCAATGAGCGGATCGAAAAGGCGGCGGCGGACGCGCAGAAAAGGCTGGACGCCCTCGATCCCGCGGAGCGCCTCACCGTCGAATCGGAAGTCGTGAGAGAGGAAATCGACAAAGCCTTCGGTGCCGAACGTGCCGTGGAGAAAAACCTTTGGGATTCCGTGGCAAAGGATACGCCGGTTCAACCCTTGTCCGCGACGAAGAAATACGAGGAGATCGTTGCGGCGCTTCCGACGGCGCAAAGAGAGGATATCCCGGCGATCGCCAATCGGCTGCTGAATCGCAAGAGCAATAGTTTTTTGGGAGAGGAATCGACGATCAACGAAGTGTGGGGGCTGCGATCCAAATTGCTGGAAGAAGGAAGGCTCGCGCGATCCCGCCAGCAGTTCAACAGGGCGCACATCGCTGGCGACCTGGCCGATTCCCTGCTGGACGATCTTACGCGGTTGACCGGGCAGGCGGGAACCGATCTTCAGGATGCCTTGGCCTTTTCCCGCCAACTCAAGGAAAAATTTCATCAGGGCACAGTCGGTCGGATTCTCGATTACCAGAGTTCCGGCGGATATACGATCCCGCCGGCCAACACCTTGGATGCGACGATGGGGCGCGGCGGCCCGCGCGGCGCGGTGGCGGCCCAAGAGATCATGGCCGCCGGTCCCGGCGCGCAGGCCCCGATGGAGAGATACGTGACGCGCCAATTCGTGGACGCGGCAACCGACCCGTCCGGCAACATCGTTCCAACGAAAGCACGGGACTGGCTGGACAGGAACGAAGATATCTTCGATCAATTCCCGGATTTGCGGCAGCGTCTCGATGCCGCCGTGGAGGCACGCGATGTCTCTCAACTCAGGACGGGTACCGGCGAAGCAAGGATGGCGGCAATTGCAGACCCGAAGCGGTCTGCCGCCGCGACGTTCCTCGATGCCTCCCCCGGCGAGGAAGTTGCCAGAGTATTCAAGTCCCCGGACCCGGCGGCCTTGTCCGAACAGCTACGCCGACAGGTTTCCAAGGACACGAGCGGGAAAGCTCTGGCTGGCCTTAAAAGCTCTTATTCTGATTACCTCATAGAAGCGTCGCGCAAAGGCGTTGTGGGGGAAACCGGGGAACGTGAGATTTCCGGCCGCGCCATGCTGAAACTGCTGCACGACAAGAAAACGCGGGGTGCCTTCACGGCGATCTACACGCCCCAGGAAATGCAACGCATAGAGAAAATCGCAACCACGTTCGTAAACTTGGAAACCCGTCGCGGAAAGCTGCCTTCCGTGGGGAAACCGATGGAGGATATTCCAGGGAGCCTGCTTCATGTTGCAGCGTATTTGGCGGGCGCGAAGGCCGGGCGCGCAATGAATACGAACACCGTTCAAGTACCTGGACGAATGGCCGCCAAATTCCAGGAGTTTGCGAAGTGGTTGACGAAAGACAGGGCCGGGCAATTGTTGTCGGATGCGATTCAGGATGAAAATCTGTTTCGCGCCCTGTTGACTTCAACGGCCCCGCAAACTACGCCCAGCGGTATCAAGGCCACCGCCGCCGCATACACGAGATTGAACGCCTGGTTGGCCGGCGTGGCCGTTGACCGCGCATCGGAAAGGGAACAAAGATGAAAAAGCATCTGGCCGTAAGCATTCTGGCGCTGGCGACCGCGCTGTTCGTCATGTATGCGTGGGCGGCGGAAATCAACAGCCTCAACACGACGGACGCGAGCAACACGGCCCGGTTCCCCGAGAACATGGCCCCGTCCGCCGTGAACGATTCGGCGCGGGCGCTGGAAGGCATTCTCGCCCGCTGGCACAAGGACATCAACGGTTCCCTGACTTCCCTCGGTGCCGCGGACGCCTACACTGTTTCGGCCAACCAGACCCTCACGGCGTACTATGACGGCCTGACCATCGCCTTTGAGGTCACGGCGGCGAACACCGCCACGGCGACGCTGAACGTCGATAGCGTCGGCGCCAAGGAAATCAAGAAGTGGCACGACCAGGGACTCGTGTCCGGGGATTTGGAGGCGGGGCAGAAGATCGTCGTCGTCTACGATTCCGACAGCGACGTTTGGCAGCTTCTCACCCCGACGGCGGCGGGCGCGACGGCGAACGTTATCACCACGCGGGGCGACCTGATCTACGGCAATTCGAGCGCGGCGGCGGCAAGGCTGGCGATCGGAGCGGCCGACAGGATACTGAGTTCGGACGGCACGGACGTTTCCTGGGTTGCCGGGCCGATCGGCAAGCATACAGTTTGGGTGCCTTCGGGAGCCATGCGGCCGACGGTATCCAACGGCGCGGCGTCCCTTGCCGATGCAGAGACGACCGCCGGCAGGCCCGACCTGAACGTGCTCGACTTCGACGCCAGTTCCGACGAACACGCTCAATTCTCTATCGCCATGCCGGACAACTGGAATGAGTCCACAGTTACTTTCCAGGCCCATTGGACGGCCTCGGCGGCGGTGACAACGGGTGTCGCGTGGTCCCTCCAATGCGTGTCGATTTCCGATGCTTCCTCCATCAGCGCCGCCTACGGAACGGCGATTGCGATAACGGACGATCACGGCGGGAGTTCGGGCACGCTCGACATCACGGACGAGAGCGCGGCGGTGACGTGCGCGGGAACCCCGGCGTCCGGCGATTTGACGTACTTCCGAATCTTCCGCGACGTTTCGGATGCCAATGACGACATGACGCAGGATGCCCGCCTTCTCGGGGCAAAACTGTTCTATACCATAGACGCGGCGGTGGACCAGTGATGCTGAAACGCCTTTTCCTTGCGCTTGCTCTCGTTGCGCTTTCGGTTACGGCGTCGGCGCAATCGTACTATTCCGTCACGGGCCTTGTTGGGTTTGGGGCCGGGGGGGAAACCTACGCGCCCGGCGCCGTCACCTTCGACGGCATCAACGACTACATGCGGCGCGGGGCCGATCTGACCGGCAACACCGACGGCAAGACCGGGACTGTTTCGTATTGGGTTAAGTTCAACGGCGACGGGGCCGAGATAAACGTTTACTCCAACACCGGAGGTCGTCACCGTTTCTATCGTACCGCCGGGAACAAGATATTGTTCCGGGGGCAAACTGTTGCGGGAGCCAATATCCTCGTTTTGACCAGCACCACGAGCATCGTTGCCGCTTCGGGCTGGACACATGTTCTGGCTTCCTGGAACCTCGCTACGCCGGAAGCCTACCTGTATATCAATGGGACGGACGATGAAGCAGCAGGCTCGACGGAAACCAACGCCACGATAGAACGCACGGTCGCGAATCATTCGGTTGGCGATGATGTGGGAGGTAGTGGTCTCCTGAACGCCGACATCGCGGACCTGTGGATATCGTGGGAGTACGTGGATATCACACAAGCGGCCAATCGCGCCAAGTTCATCAGCGCATCTGGAAAACCCGTCGATCTCGGAGCAGATGGCTCAGTCCCAACAGGAACAGCCCCGATCATGTACTTCCGCCACGTGACAGGGGCGGCGGCCACGGACTTCGCGACCAACCTAGGAGGCGGTGGGAACTTCTCAATCACGGGTGCGCTCGTCGAGGCTACGGGCCCGTAGGGAGAACAGCATGTATTACTATATCAAGGTCGCGGCCAACGGCACGCCGCTGGATCATGTTTCACGTGAAACACCCTTCGAGGGCTACGAGACGGCGGAAAGCGCCGGTGGAACGCAGCCCTACTATGTCGAGGCCACGTTGGACAAGCCGCCGCTGGGCACCGGCGAGAAATGGGAAGGGCCCACGTATTCACTCGATCCGCCGACGATTTCCTATTCGATTGTGGCGATTCCGAATCCGACCGTTATCCCGGCCCTCGATTTCTTCGAGCGGTTCCAGAAAACCGAGCGCAAGGCCATCCGCCAGGCCGCCAAGACCAACGACGACCTGGAGGACTGGATCGACCTGTTGCGCGTCGCCGGGTCTGTAGACCTGACATCGCCGCGCGTGATCGCGGGCGTCGAGGCGCTGGTCACGGCCGGGTTGATCTCGGAAGCCCGGAAAACCACGATTTTAACGCCGTAAAGGGGGGAAAGCCGATGGCCGCCTATGAAGGACCGGAGCGCCGCAGCGGGCCGTACCGTCTCGATGAGGCCCAAATGGAGGCCATTGCCCACAGCGCGGGAACACGCGCCGCGAGCGAGGTCATGTCGCGCCATTGGCAGATCATCGGATACGATATCAACAGCCCTTCCGACGTGCAGCGTCTCCAGGGCGATTTCACCTACATTCGCGGGTCGCACAAGAGATTTTCCGCCGTCACGTCCTGGGTCGGCCGCGCCGTGGTGCTTGCCATCACCGGCGCCATCATTGCCATCTTCGCGCTCGGTTGGAAGGTAGTCACGGGCCACCCGCCGTCGCCAGGAGGGCCGTTCCAATGATTCGCGCAATCGCCCTCGTTGCCGCGCTTGCCGCCTGCACGCCACTCGTAACAGCTCAAACGCCGGAGCTTACCGTGAGAACGCCGGAACTGATCGGCTGCGCCCCGGTCGATACGATTTTGGCGGGCCTGGAAGCCCAATACGGTGAGCGTCCGGTGTCCGCCGGGCTGAACGGAAACGGGCTGCTGCTGGTCATCACGGTGAGCGACGACAGCCAGACGTGGACGATCCTCCTACAGGCCCCGGATGACACGGCTTGCCTGATCGCTGCGGGGGAGGGATGGCGGCCGATTGAAGTGAAGGGACCGGAGTTGTGACCTATCGCTATTTCGCCGAGTCCGAGTTTGTGCGATGCGATCCTCCGTGTACCGCGGAGGACATGGACATCGACTTCATGGCGCGCTTGGAACGCCTGCGGTTGGCGTTCGGTTTGCCGATGGCGTTGACCAGCGCCTACAGGACCGTCGAACACGAGCGCAGGGCGGGCCGCTCAGGTTACGGTGCGCACACCTTGGGGCAAGCCGTGGACTTTTCAATCCGTGCCGCGCTGCCGTGGGAAGTCCTCAGGCTTATCGGTCTTGCCCGCAATCACGGGTTCACGGGCATCGGCCTCTACGCCACGTGGATACATCTCGACGACGCGCCGGCCGGAGATGGGAGAGTGCGACCGACTTTTTGGTGGTCGAAATGAACAACGTCGTTTCCTTCGAACGCGAAAAGCGACTGTGGTTCTGTCACTGCGGATGCTGCACGCACTACGTTCACCAGGACGGCACGCTGGAATGCGCCGCGTGCGAATCGACAGCCACTATGGGCGGTTATGCGTTTTGCATCGACCCCCCGAAGGGGCCGGATATCGAGGTTCCGGAAACCGGGACCAAGGTATTTTGTGACTTCAATAGCCGCGAGTTTTCGCTGCGTCGTCTTGGGAAGCGATTGCTTGAGCCGGGACTGTATCTGGCAGCCGTTCTTTGGGATAGCGGCAGAGTGACTTCGGTCGGGAAGAATCCTGAAACGCCGGCTGATCGCAAGTGGGTCAGAAAGCAGCTATCGATCCTGGCCGAACAGATTGGAGCGAAGGAGCCTAAATCATGCGAGTGACGGGTAACGCAATGGCGGGCGGTGGCGTCGGTGCCGTGCTCGCCTGGGGCTGGAACGGGCTGTTCCCGGATTACCAGATGCCTGCCGAGGTAGCCGCCGCGCTGGCCCCGCTGGTGGGCGCCGTGGTGGCATGGGCGGTGTCGTGGGTGCCAAAGTCCTCGTCCTGATCGCGCTGCTTCTCGGGGCCTGCGCTTTCGTCTATGCGCCCAACGCGACGATCACGGTGGACGACGCCGATACCATCACTATCCGCGACAACGAGGCGCTGACAAAATGAGGGTGACGGATTTCCGCTACACCGTTTCCGTTTGCCCCCGGAAGCGGGGGTCTCTGCACCCCGCGACCTCGGCGGCGACGGTCAAACAGTCTTCCAGTCGGGAAAGGGGATTTCCTGGTCTCGGCTCCACCACCGCTCGCGCAATCCCCTGAACCCCGGAATTGCCTCGTCAATGGTTACGGCGACGGCGCCGCCGCCCCGGCAGATGATCCAGCCGCCGCTCTTGTGGGAATTGTCGACGAGCCGCGTGACCGGCGCGTAGCCGCGCAGGCGGCCGTGCGCGACCACGTAGAAACGATCGCCGGGGCGGATCAAGCGCGCCCGCGAATGGCCCGTGTACCATCCCCATTCCTCGCCGGTCTCGGGTTCGCCAACGGCATCGCCCTCGGCAACCCACTCGCGCCAGAAATCCTTCGGGCAGGTGCCCACCAAATCGGCCATCGTCCTACTCCTCAGTCCATCACGCGCCGCATTCCCTCGGGAGTGTGCTCGGCGCGCCACCTGACCTGGTACTTCCCTGCGGGCAGATTCACCGGCGCGTGCGTGTCGAAGGAACGCAGATGCTTGACCTCGGCATTCTCCTCGAGGATCAGCCGCCCGAGAAAGGCGTTGGTTTCGTTGATGAGATGCTGTGCGTTCGGGCTGCGCTCCATCTCGATGACGTGGTGGTGGCCGCTTTCGCTATGGCCGACGATCAGATGAGGCCCTTCCGGCGCGACGACCCGGTAAGTTCCGTCGTCGTCAAACTCATCAACACGGATGAACAAGCACTCTCCTTGACGAAATATGTCCAAGATTTTCATAGTTGGGTTTCCTTTCAAGATTGGCTTGACGGTTTGTAGAGTTCGGGCGGCAGTTGCCACCCCCAAGCGTTAGCTTCGAGTGCCGTATTTACTGTCAGCGGCACGGGCTCGCAAAACCACCGCCCGGTCGGGCAGTACATGCGCAGGAAGCGTGCGCGTCCTCCGACTGCCGAATGATCGACCTCCCACAATTCGCCGATTGTAGGCTCGGGGTCGCGCTCGATCAATCGCCCCTGCATTGCGGACAGTAGATTGTCCCATCCGACGATCTCGCACGCGGCGCGTCGCTGTTCGACGTTTTCCCACGTCAATGCGATTTCCGGCGTCACGGTCTTGTCCCGTATCCACTCTTCGGGAATTCTTACGCCGTGCCAGTGATAGAGTTCCCACCCGTCGCGCCAACGGTGCGACGGGCCGTCCTCGCAATGCGGCCGATTCCGGTCATCGATTTTCAGGATTTCGGGGAAGTCCGAGACGATGCAGAATTCACGGTGCATCGCGCGGAAACTGCCGTGAATGGCGCAATCCTCCCAGGGCCGGAATGCCGCGAATTCGGGTAGTTTCAGGCCGATCACATCACGCATCGCTTCAATGTAGGAGCACCATCCCGCCCACATGTTGCCGCCCTGGTAAGATTTCTGCCAATTGGCCTCGGTGGCGTCGTAGGCGGCGCGGGTGGCGTCGTCGGTGGCGGCGCGGGTGGCGTCGTCGGTGGCGACGGTGGCGTCGTAGGTGGCGGCGCGGGTGGCGTCGTAGGTGGCGGCGTCGGTGGCGGCGTAGGTGGCGGCGTAGGTGGCGGCGTCGGTGGCGGCGTAGGTGG